AGAATCTAACGTTGTGTTTTTGTTGTAACTTTTTGGTTGGACTCCTTCTGCGTTTTCACCCAATGCTAAAGGCTGTATTAATACTTTACCTTCATCAATCAAATTACCTAAACTCAAAGTTTCTTCACCTGATTGAAAAGTGTATCCTGAAAAATATTGTAATACACTATCAATTCTTCTTTGTGATAGATTATCGTTATATGTTTTACTTTGTGGTGCGGAAGCACTTCCTTGTAATCTAATAACAACTCTTTCGTTTTTATTTTTTACCGTGTTTATAATATCTTTTAAGAGTTCTTTTGATAGATTGTAATTATCACTAATTATATCATCAAAGAAATTACCAACTTGTTCTTGTACTGTGGCTCCGTTTTTTGTATTTTGGTCTACATAAAATTGTTTTAAACCTAAATAAGGTCCTATTAAATTTTCAAATGGTTGGGTTGAGAACGTTTGTGTTGTATTTGGGTCAGGTATATCATTTTCAAAATAAAACCCCAAATTTTGATATTTGTTTAAATTAACTTCTGTTGGCTGTTGAACGGTTTGACTATCGTTGTTTGTGGCGTTCGATATTGCCGACACATCTTCTTGTGTCGCGTTTGGGTTATTTAAAATTTGTTGATATGTATATAATTCGCTTGTTGGTATTGTGTTGTATTGTCTTGCCAATTCATATAAATCATATTTTTTACATCCAGCGTAGAATGAATTTATAACTGAATCAACTTTGGCTCTGTCTGTTTCAGACGCCAAAACTTTATTTACTAAAATATTTACCACAGATGGATGGTCAACAACCATCTTCCAAGAAAGAGTACCGGTTCTTTTTGTGTTGGTATATGTGTATATGGGTTCAGGTCGACCTAAAAAGTCGTGGTCTTTAAACGATGGCGTAACAGTTTCATCAAATTTCAAATCGTATGGTGGAAACCACATAACTCTACCTCCATTTGGACCTCTTTCACATACGGGTAAATCTTGTACTCTATAGTCGGGTCTTGAACCTGTTCTCCAAGCAAGGTTTTCAAGGGAGAACATATATTTTCTTGCATAACCACCAAGACCGTTATTGTTATTGGGTACTATGTTTGATGAATCAGTACCTTTGTATGGTGCGATATTAAGATTAAATGTGTTGTCCAATACTGAGTCGGCAAATTTTCTTCCGTAATTTGTAATCCCTTCTTTTTTCTGTAAATCAGTGAAAGTATAGTAAGGTGTGTCTTTTGTAAAAATTCTACAATATTCTTGACCTACTTCAACACCGTTTTGTGATAAATAAGAAATTACTTTTGAACCTTTAGTTATTTCTTTGTACCCATCATTAAAGACTTTAGCGGTTTGGTCAATAGCGTTTCCGACGTGAGCAAATCTTGCCTTTCCTTCGGGAATTGAATCTATAAGTTTTTGTGTATTAAATAATATTGAGTTTGGTGTGAACTCATATCTTGTAGATTCGGTGGCTTGTAAAGTGTTACTAATTTCGTTAAACTGTGGGTCGGCACCAAATACCTTACCACCAGGTCCAACATAGTTTCCAGCATCTTTTTTATATTTTGGTGAAACCCAAGTGAATCCCCCTTGTATACCACCGTCATCTTCATATGACCTACCCGCTAATCCAAATTTAAAGTCTTTATCTTCACCTTCAAATAATTTAGCAAGTAAGTCATTTCCATAAACAGGAGCGTTAACTTCTTTTCCAACGTCATTCAAAGGAACTTGACCCGGAGGAGATGTAATGGTTGATGGGTCTCTATCTGTACCACCAACATAAAAATCACCGGCACCTGCAGGAGAATCAAAAATAGATGTAATCGCACCAACTATCTTACTTACTAAATTACCACCTTTAGTAAGTTGATAGTTTGGTCTATATCTGTTCATGTCTATATTTGCCTGTAACTGAGACTTTTGACCTGAACCTGTATATTCTAAAAACAACTCAGATGGGGTTCTACCTCTGTCTGTTTTTCTACCCAATAGTTTACCAACAAAACCACTTCTATATGCCGCAATTTGAGAAAAAGCACTACCATAGTTCTTCTGCTCCATATCCTCGTCAAAGTAATCACCAGGTATTGGTGACACAGGAATAGTCACTCCCGCAAATCTTTGTAGAATATCCATTCCATTTCCCAAAACACCACCACTTACAGTGATTTTCCAATCCCTAGCAACTAAAGGTCTCTTTCCGGCTAATATTTGAGCCAAATTAAATGGGTCTTTAAGTCCGTTAAGAATATTTAATCTACCTATAGTTTGGTTTCTAACATTTTGGTCTACTCTATATTGTAAGTTATCTTTAAGATTTTTTGCAGATAACTTCATTGGGTCAGAGTCCGCAGATAATAAACCATCATCACCAACAGGGTCTGCTTGTAACAGGATGTTATATGGTGTATATATAGAAGGAACAAAACTTGGTGGTGTCCAATAATTTTGGAATGTAGGTATTACTGTTCTATCTATAGAATTGTCATATACAAATGTGTATGATGTCTGAGCACTTTGGGTAAGGTCAACAACCGGCAGTGGAGCAAATTTATTTCTTGTTGCATTAGCTGCTCTAAAACTAAAATTGTACCTAACAATTGCATTTAAAAATGGTGGTGTAGGTCCGTAAGCACCCTGATTTGGTTGTGTTGGTTCAGTGTCGGTGATAAAACTAATATCTTTATCGTAACCGCCGTTAGGACCGTATTCGTTCCTTTTATAAGCATCAGTTAAAAAAGGTTCATTAACCAATGGGTCAGGGGTATTAATAACTGAAGAATCTCTTAAAAACAAATCTCCCGCGGCTCTGTCGTTTTTACCTGAATATACACCAGGTACATTATAAGGCGGTAAATTTCTACCTAGTAAATTTTGTCTAAGTATAAATGTGGAAAAATATGATAACGGACTTTCTGCCATATGTTTTCTATAAATAGATTATCATACGTTTTTATCCAGGCATTAAAGTACTTGGTTTCAACGGCATTGCTTTACCACTGTTATTATTTTTTTCAATTTCACTTCTAATTACACCTTCGATGTAACTTTTTAATTCGGGACTTATTGTAATTTTTTCATTGTTCTTCCCATCAACACTTACCGAACCTGATACATCAATTTTAATGTCCTCAACTTTTACATTAGTATTTTGATTTATATTTTGTGTTAATGTTTTTTTATCTAAGTCAACACCAAATGACTTTGATAGTGATTGTATTCCGTCGGCTAATACATTTGTTAGTGTTCCACCTAAATCTTTAAATACGTTGTCGGGCATAATCTCTTTTTTAAACTCAGCACCGTACTGAAAATTAGTTATTCTTGACCCCAAGTTTTGTAATCCTTGAGTAAAATCATCACCAAATTTTCCTAATTTTTTAACCATATCTGATAAACCCGCTTTTCCTGAAATTAAATCATCTATTGTAGTTAAACCAGATTTTATTGCTGCGTCAACATCTGTTTGAAATTTTTGTGGTGATATAACTTCTCTGAATCCCGTACTCATAGTTCCTGTGGCGGCTCTAAGAACTTCTTGTGTTGATGACACAATTCTTGTTCCCGCCAAAGGACCTGCAATTGACGCTCTTATTGCCGCGACATCCGCCTGTATTAATTTTTCAGTATCTAAAGCCGCTCTTGCAATGTCTTTCGGAGATAACTCGGCGTTTGCCGCCTGTATAGCCTCAATATCGGCACTATTTATTTCACTAACTAATTTTGTTTTACCTTCGGTATTTAATTTTACAACGAAACCACCCTTAGTTTTATCATACTGTGCAACATTGGCAATAAACTGTTTTGTTTCTTCGGGTACTTCGGCACCTAATTTTAAATCTTTACCTACAATTTTTAACCTTTCCGCTGCCTGGCTCATTTTAACCAAATCATTGTAGGGAATATTCATCTCAGTAGATAATTCTCTTAAGTCTCGTTTTGCATTTGGGAAAATTTCAAATTGTTTGGTTTTTTCATTAAAAAATGTGAACCCTTCAGTTACTTTTACTAATTGTTTTTGAAGTTCTTCAGTGTCCTCGCTAGCAAGGTACATAAGTCTTAATGGGTCTGCCAAATCACCAGCGGCAACTCCCATTCTTTGGAATAATGAAACCATCTTAATAGCACCTTCAGGATTAAATACTCTTTCCGCAAATTCAAATACACGGTTCATACTAATCCTCATTCCCGCTGCTTGCGCCGCCATCCTACCTAAACCTTCAATACCGTTTTCAAAACCAAATTTATTAACTTCTTCTAAGTTTCCTTGAATATTGGACATAACCGCATCCACGTTAACTCCGACTGCTCTAGCGTTGTTTGCGGCATTTTTTAATATTTCAGGAAAATCGTTAATTGATTGACCAGCGGTTACGAGACCTTCTACCATTGTTGATACTTCAGTCGATTGTAATCCGTACGCTTGTGTAACCTCGGCAATTGCAACCATTTGTTGACTAGTTAACATTAAGTTAACTTTAAGTCCTGTTAAAATTGCGTCTTGAGCTTCTTTTGCCTTTTTTAAAGCGTCTGCAAAGTCTACACTTTTCGCAGAAATGGCTTGAAGTTCGGGTACTGCTAAAGATAAACTTTGTTGTATTCCGGCAGCATAAAAACGGGACTGCCCCATTTTACCAACAACAGAACTTGCCTGTGTGTCTAATGAAGACATTAACTTTCTAGTACTTTCTTCTAATGAAGCAAAAGCGTTTTTAATTTCGTTGGTTAAAAGTTCAAAGTTACTTGAAGTGCCCGTCATGTTTTATTTATAAATAGAATATCAGTCATTTTTTGAAAATTCAGATATTAATTTATCAAGTAAATATCTTCTCATAAAACTAGGCATGGATAAAAAATCACTGTAAGTCACGGTTGTGTGTCTTGACAGTGCGTAGAATTCATCAATCAGGGAACTCCTGTAATCAGAAGAAAACCCGAAAAAACTCAACCCCGAAGTTGATTGCGACATCAACTTTTTTTCCTGACGGGGTATATACTGATTTAATTAAATCTAACTTAGGTTCGTTTTTTTCTAAAAATTCACGAATAAATTTTGAATCGGAAATTGGCATTGATTGTATGAACTTGTTAATTTCATTGTTGTCCGCACTACCGTTCACTTCAATTATTTGTTTTTGAAGTGTCCATGTTATTTTGGGTGCAATCATAGTAGGTGGGTAGGACTGTACCATGGATTCCAAATCTTTTGTGTCTCGTAAACATAGTGGTTTTAGTTTAACCTCAACTTCGCTTTTTGGTAGAACTACTCTATAATGACCATTTTCATCAGGTTCCTGTTCAGGTCTTTTAATGTTTAATTCATCCAACATTATTGTTGTTGTGAATTTTTGTCCCGTATCGGGGTCAGTAACACTAATATTATATTCAGGACCAAAAGCTGTATTTCTTAAGAAAATCAAAATTGCCTCAATATCACCCTGCATAAGTTCATCGGGTTTTAAATCGGGTTCATATAACTTTGTTCTTATTAACTGAGTAATTAAATCATTACTATTACTCATTAATAAGTTTTCGTCAGCGGCGGTTAAATATCCGACTTTAACTGATTTCTTTTTTGATTTATAAAATCTACCACCAGTAGGTAGAGGCACCACATCATGTGGTAAATTAAAATTATCTTGTCCGAATTTAACTAAATTTTCATCCATAAAAAAACACAGGGGTTAGTCCCTGTGTTTAAATATACTTAGGTTAATAATTAAATCAACAAAATATGTAAAATATAGTATTAGTAAACTAATATACAACGGTCAGGTTGTAAAGTTACATCAAAATCAGCTAACTTGTCATCAGAATAACCTACGTTACCCCAAGCGACTTTTGTGATAATAGTTCCCTCAAGAATCCATTTTTCAACAACAACACCTGTTGGGTCCAACATTTCAAGGTCAACGTTCTTTTTATAACCCGCAGCATAACCCATACGACCTGTAACTGATTCTGCGTGAAGACGAACCCATTCCATAATCGCCTGTGTTGCCGATGGTCCAATTGGGTCACGGAATTTAACATTTATTGTACCCCAAGTAAATCTACCCGACACAAAAGTCGAAGTATTTAAGAATGGAATTTCCACACCTTTTATGTCAATTGATGGTCTACCTGATGATTCAACAAACCATTCATTTAACCCCAATGTACTATCAAATCTTAAGATAAATCGGTTCGAACGTTTTGGTTCGTATGGAACCGGCATTTTCATGAGTAAATCAGCCATAGTATATTTTCTTTAATTATTTTATTTTTTATTTTAGTTATCTATAAATACTTCCTATTAAGATTTTTGTATTTACTTTTATTTTTTAACTTTTATAGTTCCACTAGACCAGACCAGAACTTAATATTTTTTCTTAATTCCTCCTTTAGTTAAATAAGTTTGTAGAATATTATCAGGGTCATCATTAAATTCCTTCTTCATTAGCTCTACGTTTTTCAAATCGTCGTCTGAAAATCCAATAGAAGGAATAAATTTATTCATAACTAGATTTTTAATCTTAGCTCTTTGATTTAGTTCTTCTGATAATTGTTTTACATAAGTAACAAATTCTCTCATTGCGTCTACTTTAGCTTCTTCAGGATTGGACTCGACGCCGGCACCATAACTTACGGGATAAAATTTACACATGTCCAAATAATTTTGGATAAGTTCACGGTCTGAAAGTTTATCCATGTTCATGAAATTTCTAAATTTTCTCAAATTCTTCACAAGTTGTTTTTTATCTATCCCACCAAAATCCATTACAATCATGTTGTAAACCGCATCTTTTAATGTTTGTGGTGAATGACCCCTTGCGGTTATTATTGAAAATATTGACCCATTATTTATCGCCTCGACAAAATCATTCCAAACCGGTCCTTTTTCTGCTTCAAATACATCGGTTTTGAATTGTTCGTCACCGTCAGTTCTAAAGTTTCTAAAGGCGGTGGTATAGTCTAAACCAATAATTGTTTTACCTTTATATTGAAAAGGTTCTTTACCAATAATACCTCTATATTCGGCAAAATCTTCAGTACTCATACCCACTTCATTACCTTCGTCATCTAAAACCATAATTTTAGTTGGCATAGTCATAATGTTGTCATCCCAATCAAAAGCATAATACTTTAAACTTGGGGTACCAAATTCAGTGAACCCTTCTACAATCCTTTTATATCTATAATACATTTTTAAATAAACGGCTAAAAAATGGGACCAACACAATTATTGGTCCCACTATTTTTATTAGATGTCTTCGAAAGAAGCACCTGTTGGTGTAATCAAGAACTCGATATCAATGAATTCCAATGATTTAGTTGGTTTTAAGTAAATTTTACCAACCAATTGGTTTCTATCCAAATCCGCCGGGTCAGAAGAAACTGTTACACGGAAATCGTACAAACCTCTATCTCTTCTAATTGAATCTAAGATTGGGTTTACAGAATCCAAGAAATCTTGTCTAACTTTTTCGTCGTTTTGTTCAAACAATAATCTTGCCGCCACTGCCGAAATTAACTTACGTGTTTGAAGTAATAATCTTCTTACGTTAATTCTGTCTAGTGCTGACTCCGCCACTTGTAGAGTTTTATTGCCCCAAATTACAGTTCCAACATCAGCGAATGTTGCTATAGGGTTAATTCTACCTTCATACAAAGTGTCTCTTTGGGTTTGGGTTAGTTTTAATCTCGCTTTGATAGAGTTTACTAAACCTCTTGTGTAACCTGCCGATGCAAACCAAGGGAATGCGATGTTATCTGTTAACGCCAAGTTTCTTGTAACTTCTCCTGTTGAGGGAATATAAATTTGTGTGTTGTTAACTGTATCTCTAACCAAAATCCATGGATAATAAGTTGCGGTGTAGTTTGAGTCAATTCCTGTTGTATTTAAATTATCAACCGCTTCAGTTGGTAAGATAATGTCATCAACAGTTACTACCGGTAAATAAACATTAACATCAGGGGTTGTACAAATATATAAAGAATCTGCTCTATCTCTTTCAACCATCTCAATAGCATTTTCGACCAAATTTGAATTGTTAACATAATCAATACCAGGTGTTACCAATACGTTTATATTAACCGCTTCTGGGTTGTTAAATGTTTGAATACCTAACAAGTATGCGTAGTAGTCAGTGTTTGACCAATTTGTTACATCTTGGTCTATTGTAATAATTTTAAACATACCTTCGTTTGTTGCACTTGGGTATCTACCTAATAAATCACAAGCTCCGTTTGCCCAACCAGAACCACCAATAATAAATCTATCAGTATTTGTTCTAGTTTCTCTATAAATGTCCCAACCGTCGAAACCTCCTTGTACCAAGAATGTGAACTTACGTGATTGAATGGTATAGTAGGGGTTGTTTGGGTTTGTTGGGTCTGTTTGGAAAGAAGCGTCTCCAACATCAAACATTGACGTACCTGAAGTTGAATAAAAGTTTGGTATCAATACTGCAGTTGCTCCTGAATCCATGTGGAAACCTTTTGAAAGATAATTCCAAGGTTGTGAATCAACTTGACAAATATTTGAAGGGTTTAACTTTCCTTTGTACGCAAAATAATCAGGGTCCCATCCATAAGAAAATGCGGTAGAGAAACCTAAATAAGTTTGTCTAATTTTGTCACCTGAACTATAAACTGCGTTATCACCACCTACCGCATTTCCGAACGGTGGGTTTGAAATTATTTCGTTAGGGAAATTATATCTTGTTTTGTAAATTGGGAAAGGACTTGACGCTCCTTGGTATAATCTAAAATTATATCCTTCAAAACCACAAGGTAATGATGTTATTGGAGCGTTTTCATTCAACTCTAACATAATATATCTTGATAACAAAGCATATTCTCCGTTAGAACTACCTATTTTTTTACCAACATAACTATTAGATGCTGGGTCCATAGTACAGTTTGTGAATCTCTCTAAGAAAACAGGGTTTGAGTCAGTATCTGAATAACTACGAACACCTATGTCGAATGTCCCGTTAGTGAAGGAAATGTTTAATATTGAAACTTTTATTTCTACGTTTGCTGCATCGCCATCAGATATTGTATGAACCTTAAATAGTTTTGTTACTTTAGTACCTTCTAATTGTGATACAACCCAAGGAGATTCAGCACTTTGATATCTATCTAAATACCAACCTATTGATGAAGATGAATTACTTCTAGCACTTGGTAGTGAAACAAAATTACAATTAATACCTCTTATATATCCTTGATTATATGAGTTATTTAAGAAAGTTGGGAATGTTTCCTCAACAAATAAAGGTACCTCTCTTCTGGATTTACCAAAATTTGTAACCCCAAAAACTCTATCTAAGTAATTTGATGCGGACAACGACAACGAAGTTTCAAAACTAAATGTTGTACTTTCTATTGTTCCACCTGTAATTGCAAATGTTGCAAATGGGTTTTTTGATATGTCACCATAAGTTGGAACTGAAGTACAATCTATTGTTGCTCCGGTACAGAAATACTCGGGTCCATAATTTGAACCTACGTAAGTTGCTATACCTCTAGACCTTAGTGTCCCAACAACAACGCCGTCATAATCACAATAAGAAACTCCTGAATATGTATATAAAGTACCTGTAAATGAACCTGAGTATTCACCATTACCTAAATCAACAAATGTATCAACTGTTGTATAAAATGAATAACCTGAATATGTGCAGTTACCTTCATTATCAAATAACGCATAATACCATTCATCGTTTTGGTCATTTTCTAAATCATTTAGAGATATATCAATGTTATTTACACCTAAGTCATTTGTTTCTGCAGTGTAAACAATTGACGTGTAATTAACATAATCATTACTATCTATACTACCAAAATAGTCAATTGAATCTGTCATAGGAACATAATTACCATTTACAACACCTTCATATGCCAAATCATATAAGAAGTTTTGTATGTCACCGCTTATTGTTGAAACACTGCCGTTAAATTGTGTATATTCTCCTAAATGATTTTGTATTGGTGTTGGGAATGAACTTAAAAATTCAATTGATGAAGAAGTTCCTGTTGTTCCTGTAAAGTTAATTGAAAATGTTGTGGTTAACGCCGGGTCAATACCTATTGTTCCTGGGTCAACGTTTGCAATTGTTGTTATAGACCAAGAAGGTCCTGCGTCATACCCCGACAATCCTAATACTCTTGTTACGAAAAGTTGGTTAGATTGTTGTAAATATGATTTGGCTATATAAGCCGCTTCGTATTTTGGTATTTGAGTATTAACAAATTTTTCAGGTTGTGTACCTCCAAAATAAGCTTGGAAGTCGTCAAAATTTGTAATAAAAATAGGTTCGAAAGCCGGACCTTTAATTGTTTCTCCAACAATACCAAGTGTTGTTACACCAACACTTTGTGCTACAAAGCTTAAATCTCTTTCTGACGTATACACACCTGGTGATACGAATACTTTATTTGAACTTGCCATTCTGTTTTTTTATTATTCTTTGATTTATTTTATTGTATAAATATCCACCAAAAACACAAAAACTTTACAATTACAGATGTATTTATAAATTGGGCAGACTATTTTCTGCCTAATTTCTGCCTTACAAATGGAAAAGAATAACAAGAAAATAAAGAACCTTAAAATTTCTGTCGAGTCACATGAAATACTAAAAAAATATTGTGATAAACGAGGACTAAAAATTTACAAATTTTTGGAAGGTTTGATTATAGAAAAGTGTAAAGAAAAAAAAGATATATATGGGGAAAGTTAAACTATAGTTGCGTTCCAATTTAAAGTGGCATCAAAACCCGAAACATTTTTTAAAACATCAACTCTTAGTATATCGTTAGAGTTTATTTGTAAAGTTTCTAAATCACTACCAAAATAATCACCGTTTATGTAAACATCATAACTAACAACATTATCAAAGTTTAAAAATTGTAAATTTACACGATAAGGTAATGTTTTTTCAACACTAATCACAGACGACGAATATCTATAAGGAATAACAAATTGATTTGGGTTTTCAGGGTACACGTTTCTTTTTCCTCTTAATTTTTTAGTATTAACTTCCATCATAGTGAGAGTTCTTGATATTGCGGGTTTTACTTCAAATTCATCTTCGTCTATCAAAATACCTAACATTGTAAATGAATACGTTTGTATATAGAATTTTCTTTTTTCCAAGTCAACAACATCTTCATCCGCAACATTATCTAAAACAATTGGTATATAATGTCCTTTAATAAATGCGTATGCCTGCCTGCTTGTAAATTTTTGCATAATGATTTTATTGAATTGATTTAATTCTCTCATTCTGTTACACATTATTTTAACTTGGTACTTGATATCAACGGGTATCGGCTGTGGTATAGTATAAACATCAGCACCTCTACGGTTTCCATCCCAAGTAGGAACCACGGCAAATAAAAATTGTTTTCTATCGGGTATTGTATAAATTAAAGGGTTGGAGCCATATTTAACTTCAGGTTCTCTAACTATTGTAATAAAAGGTAGGTCTACGTTTTTATCAATGTCTTGAAAATTCCATGTTTCTGTAAACTGAGCCCAGTTTTGCGAAGTAATAATAATATCAACGACGGGAACTCTTTCACCTGAAGTCACCATAGATAAATCGTCTTTTACAAAATCTAACATACCCCTATCCAAGTCGTCATGTAATAGCGACTTTGGTAAATAAGTCCCGTCCTTTGTGATGTATTCAAGTAATTGTTCTCTTCTTGGATAAAGAGTTCTTACAGGTTCCAAAGGAAGTGTGGGTTTTACTATTTTTTTAGGTAATGCCATTATTTTCTGATTTCTTTTATAATAAATAATTTGTTTCTGTGGTTTATCATTTCAACCTCAGATGCTTTGTAAATTGGTTCTTGTGTTTTTTTAACTACAAACGATTCGTGTTCATACGGATTGTATGTAATAATTCTTTGATTTGGTTCATCAGGAATCGATTTACATGGATATTGACAAAAATCTTTCAAATTACCAATAACAAACGCATGAACATTTTTTTGTTTTTCGGCTCTCACTTTTTTCTTTCCACCTTCCCTTACTTTAAAAGTAACATCAGTTAATTTTACATAATCGGCGTGAAGAACAACTTTTTTGTTAAGTGTTACAGAAAAAGTTTTTTTATGTAGGTTATAATAAACTTCCACTCTTTTTCCTTTTAGAGATTCTTTTTCCGACTCTTCATTGATTCTTCTAATCAAATTCAGTATTTGGTCTTCGTTAATTGAAATGTTCATTATAGTCCTCTAAATTCGTTCATGTTTACGGGAACCGCAACGTAAGTTTTATAAAATGGTTTGTAACCACCATAAGTATGTTTTAAATCAGACACAATCCTACCGTCGTTGGCAACGCTGTAGTATCTTACTCTTGATTCTGT